GAGGGAAGTGCCGGAGGGTGCGGATCTCGGGGAGCCGCCAAGGGAGGATGTCGAGCCTCCCAATCTCCCCTCCTACATGCTTCCGGAGATAAAGGATCTCCCAGGGGGGAAGTACTGGGAACCACCTCCAGAAGGCATAAACACCGGGATTGAGTCCCTTTTACCGCCAGGTGCGACAAGAAGGAACGTATAAATGGCCGAAACTCCGCTACCGCACAGTAATTTCGGCACGGCATCTCTTGTAGAACGCCGTGACGGACTGCCTCCAGTTGAATTGGAGGAAGGGCCAGGGGCCGAGGTTCCTGTAGAGGACACCGCTATTATTGCGGCACCGGGTCTTAATATCGAGCTGGAAGAGGACGGAGGGGTGGTCATTGACTTTGACCCTCGGCCTACCCCTTCTGGTACGGGGGACTTTTACGACAATCTTGCCGAAACCTTATCTGATGCGGCTTCGGGGAAGGTTTCCTCCGAGCTGCTTGAGCAATACGAAGCCAACAAAGACGGGCGCAAGGAGTGGGAGGACACGTATCGGACTGGCCTAGAGCTTCTGGGATTTAAGTATGAAGAGCGCTCAGAGCCCTTCCGAGGAGCCACTGGGGTAACGCACCCGCTTCTCGCGGAGGCGGTGACTCAGTTTCAAGCGCAAGCTTTTGGGGAACTTTTGCCTTCGGGAGGCCCGGTCAGGACTGAAATAATTGGCAAGTCTACACCAGAGGCAGAGGATCAAGCGGAGCGCGTCCGCCACTTTATGAATTATCAAATTACGTGTGTGATGAAGGAGTACACACCGGAATTTGACCAGATGTTATTCCACCTACCCTTGTCGGGTTCTACCTTCAAAAAGGTCTATTATGACGAGTTTCTGGGGCGTGCAGTAAGTAGATTTGTCCCAGCGGAGCAGTTGGTTATTCCGTATATGGCCACGGATCTTGAGACAGCGGAGAACGTTACGCATGTTATTCAGATTAGTGAGAACGAGCTGCGCAAGAAACAGATCGCGGGATTTTATAGCGATGTGGAAATAACTCCGGCTCAGACGGACCCCTCACAGGTCCGCGAAGAGATGGACGATATTGCGGGTGTTTCCCCCAATTATCTGGACCAAGAGGTCACTTTACTGGAATGCCACGTAGACTTGGATCTTGAAGGTTACGAGGACACCGATGAAGGTGGAGAACCTACGGGCATCAAGCTGCCTTATGTCGTTACAGTATCCGAGAACAGCGGCAAGATTTTAAGCGTCCGAAGGAACTACCACCCGGAAGATGAGGCCCGGAAGAAGAATCAGTACTTTGTGCATTTCAAATTTCTCCCCGGCTTTGGGTTTTACGGTCTTGGTTTGATCCACATGATCGGCGGGTTGAGCCGCACGGCCACTGCTGCACTGCGTCAGCTTATCGACGCTGGAACGCTCTCCAACCTTCCTGCCGGGTTCAAGGCTCGCGGATTAAGGATACGGGATGACGACAATCCGCTGTCCCCAGGCGAATTTCGAGATGTGGACGCGCCGGGGGGCGCTATTCGCGATTCGTTGATGCTACTGCCGTACAAGGGTGCGGATCAGACTCTGTTCCAGTTGATGGGCTTCTGTGTCGAGGCGGGTCAGCGGTTCGCGGCGGTTTCTAGTTTACAAGTAGGAGACGCAAACCAGCAGGCACCGGTAGGAACCACGATTGCGCTACTGGAGCAGGGCGCTAAGGTAATGTCGGCGATCCACAAGCGGCTGCACTATGCCCAGAAGGAGGAGTTCATCCTTCTTGCCGATGTGCTGGGTCAATCGCTCCCCCCCGAATATCCATATAACGTAGTTGGTGCGGAACGGACCATAAAGGCCGAGGATTTCGACGACAGGGTAGATGTCGTTCCGGTATCGGATCCCAACATCTTTTCCATGGCACAGCGCGTTACACTAGCTCAGACGGAGCTGGAACTGGCGCAATCGGCACCGGATCTCCATAATATGTATGAAGCCTATAGGCGGATATATCAGGCTGTCGGCGTCAAGGATATTGATTCGATACTAAAGCCCGTAGCGCAAGAGCAGCCCGCACCGAAAGATCCGGCGGAAGAGAACTCGGAAGCCCTGGAAAACCTTCCGCTTACAGTTTTCGAAGGCCAGAACCATGACGCGCATATCATGGCGCATCTTGTGTTTGGTTCCTCAAATATGATATCCCAGATGCCCAACATTGCCATGGAGTTGCAAAAGCATGTTATGGAGCATGTGTCTCTCAAGGCCAAGGAGCAAGTGGTAACACAGATCTCGCAGCAGCTTAAAGGCCAGCCGCCAACACCCGAGCAGGCACCTCAGATAGAAAGCATGGTTGCAGAGCTTGTAGCGCAAGGAATGCAGGAGTTGAAAGCTTTGAGTACTCAGATAGCACAGGGACCAAATTCTGGACCTGACCCGCTTATTGCTTTAAAGGAACAGGACTTGCAATTGAGAGCACAGCGAGATGCCGCTGAAAATCAGATAGACCAGGGGCGTCTGGTATTGGATCAGCAGAAGGCTGCGGCAAACGAGAAACTTGGCGCAGATCGTATTCAGTCTAATGAGACCATGGTTCAAGCTCGCATACGTGCTGCTAAAGAGCGAGAACTTCTGAAACAGCAGCGAGGAGGCTAGAGAAAACCATGTCCGAAGGAAAGGGAGCCTCAGTAGGGATAACCCGAAAAGGTGTCGTGATTAAAGGTCAAGGCTTCGTTCCTTATAGTGATAGGAAGGAAGAGAGTACCCCAGATAGTTCTAAAGCTACGTCAACGACGGGCAAGAAACGGGGTATGGGTGAGGCTCTTCGCGGAGGGAGCTTCAAAATCTGTTAAACATAGCTGGGTTCTTCGCGTCTACCATATTGGTATGACCGAAAGGGCACCGTTGCGCTGCGCTTAATGTCAGCTCAACGCGCCGCCGCTAACATTGAATCGAGGAGAACTAAAGATGGAAATTTTACGAGGGCGCAAGACATATATAATCGCGGCATTGATGGTTGCGGTTGGTTTAATCAACGGTCTTACTGGTGATGCATCAGGTTGGACTACAGTTTGGGGCGAGTTGCAGACAATCCTGACGGGCTTTGGCCTAGCGGGTCTGCGTGCTGGTATAAACTAGGTGCGTCCGAGGCCATCAAATCGGTGGCGAAGTGCTGGGGTTTTCCAGATAGAGGAGCGCCCTAGTGCTTCGGCACTCTTTTAAAAGCTCCAAAGCGAACTGGGCTATTGGCGCGCTTTTGGTGGTATTTTTGGCAGTGTTCACCCTCAACAATGCCGAGGGGGGTTCTGTTGCCTGTCGTCCTGTGACCGATTTGATTGCTTTTATCGAGGAAAAGGAAACTGACCCCGTTTCTTTTGACTTTCTAGACATCGATGAGCGGGAACGCTTCGCCGACGAGACGGGGCTTCGTGGTTTTAAGGCAGCGCAAATCTTGGTTGCCAGAAAAAATATCGAGACGGATATTTTGGTTGCAATCATCCGAGATGGTTGTATCACAGATGTGCGGTTTTTCCCCCTAGAAATGCTTGAGGTAATCAAGGGAGATGCGGCGTAATATGGTCTGTGACGTGCAGTTACCATGCTGTTTTAAAATTGTTGAGTATGAAAAGGGCCAAATTCGCACACTATTTCACGGTCTTGACGGGTCTAGGAAGATGCCCGTAGGGGAGTGGCTTACAGCTATTAAAAAGCAGGTCAAGGATGGTACAAGTAAGACCACATATTTATCTGGCTGGCACGTTTTACTTCACTACAAAGAATGTGAAAATTACTTACTCAAATTTACCAAACGGTTGGATAAATTAAAAATTGTCGGGTGTGAAGCAAGGGGTCTTCGGCCTAAAGCACATTCTCCAGACAATGTTTGGCTTGCAGATCAAATAAAATTCAATCTACCGAAGGATGACCTCTAAAATGATACATGCACTGTTACCAAGCCTTCTATCCATAGTAGGAGATGCTATCGGGCGCTTTTTACCTGAAGATAAGGAAGCCAGGGCAAAGGCCGAGCGCGATATCGAGGCGCAACTATCTGCGCACTTGGCAACAATTGATCTTGCACAATTAGAGGTTTCCAAGCAAGAGGCTGCTCATCGTTCTATCTTTGTCGCCGGATGGCGACCCTTTATCGGGTGGTCTTGCGGAAGTGCCCTAGCCTGGACCTATATCGTGCAGCCGGTATTGTCGTTTATATTGGCGCAGACAGGGCATCTTGTGC